TTACGGCATACAAAGTGCCAACCGTGCTGAAGCAATGTCAGTGCCTACCGTGGCGCGTGCATTGTCAATCATTCAAACAATTGCTTCACTTCCAATGCACACACGCAATGAAGCAACAGGTGAAAAGGTAACGCAGCCACGCGTCATCAATCAGCCTGACCCACGAATCCCAGGTTCAACATTTTGGTCATGGATAGTTTCAGACTTGTTTTTCCACAATTCTGCTTATGGCTGGGTTATGGAACGTTATGCCGACACTGGAAAAATCCGCGCAATGGAAAGAATCGCACCTGAACGCGTTTCAATTACAACAAACGCCAACGGAACAGAAATTGATTCTTACGAGATCGACGGAACACCCGTTGACCCAGCAAATTTGGTTGTTTTCCCAAATACGCAAGAAGGTTTGCTTGCCCGTGCTGGTCGCACAATTAAAGCGGCAGCCGCACTTGAAAAGGCTTCAATGAATTTTGCCAATGAGCCAATTCCACAAATGGTTTTGAAATCAAACGGCACATCATTACCCGCAGACCGCGTTGCAAAATTGTTGTCGTCATGGCGCACCGCACGAAGCAACAAATCAACTGCATTTTTGAACGCTGACGTAACACTTGAAACAATTGGTTACGACCCAAAGAATTTGCAGCTGAATGAAGCGCGTAATTACGTTTCACTTGAATTAAGCCGTGCGTGCGGAATTCCAGCGTATTTCACTGATTCACAACAATCATCATTTACATACGCAAACGCACTTGATAAGCGTCGCGACCTGGTTGATTTTGCGTTTAGAAATTACATGTCAATTATTGAACAACGTTTGAGTTTTGCTGACTTTACGCCAGCGGGCAATCGTGTCATGTTCGATCTTGACGATTTCTTGCGTGGCAATCCTTATGAGCGCGCGCAGGTTTATGAAATCTTGAATCGTATCGGCGCAATGTCGATCGAAGAAATACGCGAGGAAGAAGACATGCTGCTATGAAAAAAGTCATCACACCAATTGCAATCACCGCGGCAGATTCAAACAGTCGCACAATCACCGGGCGCATTGTGACATTTGAGGAAACTGGCAACGCTTCAATCGGCAAGGTGCAATTTGCTAAGAATTCAATCGAAGCAATACCAGTTTTGTTGAACCCTGAACATGACCGTACACGTCGAATTGGCAAAACACTTTCAATTGAATCAAATGAGCAGGGCATTGACGCAACATTCAAAATTGCTGAAACAACTGCTGGCAATGACGCATTGGTTGAAGCAGCTGAAGGTTTGCGTGACGGATTTAGTGTGGAAGTTTATTTTGACGAATACGAAACACTGAAGGACGGAACAGTCCGCATTTTGAAGGGTGAAATGACTGGCGTTGCATTGACCAGCGAACCCGCAATTCGATCAGCGCGCGTTGCTGAGGTAGCCGCCACCGAAGGCGAAACAGAGATTTCAGATTCGACGATCGAACCTGAAGCACAACCAACAGAAGGAGAAGACGAAGTGGAAGACACCGTCAAAGACGCTTCAACCGCCGAAACGGTAGAAGCCGCCCAGTCAGTAACCGCAGCAGCAAAGCCAGCCGTAGGTGGTTGGACTTCAAAGCCACGCTTAGAGTTCACCGCTGCTAAGTACCTAGAAAACACAGTCCGCGCTTCAATGGGTGACGAGAATGCCCGTCAGTACGTTGCAGCAGCAGACGACACAACAGACAACGCAGGTTTAGTTCCAACACGTCAATTGACTGAGGTCATCAACGGACTTGCAAACACAACACGTTCAAACATTGACGCGATTTCTCGCGGTGTTTTGCCTGACGCTGGAATGAGTTTTGAAATTCCAAAGATCACAACAATGCCAACAGTCGCAGCAACTTCCGAAGCAGGCACACCGTCAGAAACTGACCAGGCTGCTGCATTCGTAACAGTGAACGTTGCAAAGTACGCTGGACAACAGACATTCAGCGTTGAATTGCTTGACCGCACTTCACCACTATTCTTCAACGAATTGTTGACAAACATGGCAGCGGCTTACGCTAAGGCAACAGATACTGCGGTGAACGCAGCATTGATTTCAGGCGCAACCGCTGACGGCACAACAATTGCGACATACCCAACCGCAGCTGAATTGCTTGGTTTCGTTTCACGCGGTGCTGCTTCAGTTTATGCAGGCACACAGGGATTCGCACGCAATCTCATTGCAAACACATCACAGTGGGCAAACCTCATGACACTGAATGATTCAGGTCGTCCAATTTACAATGCGTCCCAGCCTTCAAACGCTGGCGGTGTTGTTCGCCCTGATTCAATCCGCGGAAACGTTGCAGGTCTTGATTTATACGTTACCGCAAATACTGCTGCAACAACTGACGCTGACGGTTCAATGCTTATCGTGAACCCAGCGGCATACACATGGTATGAATCACCAACCTACCGACTACGCGCAGACGTAATCGCTTCAGGTCAGGTATCAGTCATGGTGTACGGATACGGCGCAATTGCAACGAAGATCGGTGCAGGCGCGTTCAAGTTCAACAAGCAGTAAAAAACTAATCATGCGGCGGGTTCTCCCGATCTCGCCGCAGCCGATCAACGAGGGGGACGGAAATGCCAAGTATTGTCACTGCGAGCCAATTGCGTACAGTGCTTGGCGTTTCCGTCAGCCTTTATTCAGACAGTTATCTTGACGAAATCATCAACACCGCCGAAGCGGTCATTTTGCCAATGCTGGTTTCAAATTCTTCAGCGGTCAACGCTTACAAATTAGAATCAAACGTGGCGTTTTTCTACACACAACGCCCACATCATTTCGTGGCTGGTCAGTCCGTAATCGTGGCAGGTTTGCCAGCACCATTCAGCGCAACGCACACAGTCGTTGACGTTGCAACATACTATTTCACCGCTGCATTGACTTCATCAAATGTCACATTGCGCGAGATCATTCCAACAGGCACTGCAACCCTTTCAGGCTATTCAGCAGCTGAAATCTATGCGTCAAGCGCACCAATCGAATCAGCAATTTTGGCAGTCAGCGTCGAAGTGTTCCAATCACGCGTTGCTGCGGGTGGACAGATCGAGGGCGTGGATTTTGCTTCAACGCCGTACCGCATGGGACGAAGCCTGACCAACCGTGTTTCAACCTTGCTTACGCCATACCTGGACGTTGAAACGGTCGTTCAATAAGTGCCAGCCAATGCCATTTCAGATACCCGCGCAGCCTTAGCAAACGCCTTCAGCGCGTTATCGGCTAACGTGTACGCAAGCGTTCCCGAATCACCAATCCCGCCAGCGATCGTGGTCGTGCCCGATTCGCCTTATTGCGAGGTGATTTTGATCGGCAAGGGTTCAGTCAAAGTAAAATTGAATTTTGCCATTTCAGCAATTGTTGCTTCCAATAGCAATGCAGGTTCATTGGATAATCTGGAAAAACTAATCATAGGAATTCTCGCTGCAATGCCAGCGGGATACGTCGTGGGCGTTGTCGAAAAGCCAACCGTTCTTGAAGTGGGTCAATCACCCATGTTGGTTGCTGACATCAATGTTTCGACGTACTACACCCAAACAAACTAGGAGAAGAAATGCCAACGACAATCATCACGGGTCGCGATCTCACACTGACGATTGCGTCAACAAACTACGACGCACAGGCGACCAGTGCGACACTTGCAAATTCACCAACCGTTGAAACCTACCAAACCCTTGACGGCAAGGCTTACAAGCACATTGACGATCAGTGGACATTCGACGTTTCAATGCTTGCTGACTGGGGCGCGTCAGGTTCATTGTGCGAAGCACTATGGACGGCTTGCGAATCAGCACCAAACACAACATTGGCAGTTTCATTGACTGCGGTGTCAGGTGCAGTGTTTGCATTCAACGTCATGCCAGTATTTCCAGCAGTCGGCGGGTCAGCACCTGACGCGCAGACCGTTGACCTATCATTCATTGTGGTGGGCACACCTACTGAAACATTCAGTTAAAATCTAACAATCGGGAGAAAAAATGAAGTTACCAATAACAATTGAATACAACAACGGCGACCAAATCACCTACACGGCTGCACCGCCTGAGTGGGTGAAATGGGAGAAGCAAACGGGTCATACCATTGCGCAGGCGCAGGAGAAAATCGGAATTTCAGACCTGATTTTTCTTGCTTATCACGCAATGAAACGTGAAGCAGCTGGTAAACCAGTCAAGCCAATCGAAGCATGGACGGAAACAATTTCCGAAGTGATCGTTGGTGAAGCGAACCCAAAAGCCACCCAGTCGGAAGCCTAAGTCGAATCGTTTGGGAGATAGCCCTAACAACGGGGCTATCACCAAATGAGTTTGAAAGTGCCGAAGACATTTTGACGATACTGGAGATTTTGGAAAGGCGGGCAAATGGCAACTGAAGCGATCAGTTATGACAAAGCCGAATTGCGCGCCATTGTCAGATCGTTCAAAGCAATGGACGAAGAAGCAACCCAACAAGCCAAAGAAGCCAGCAGCGAATTGGCACAATGGGTTCAGGGCAAAATCAAGGACGCTGCGAGCCGTACAAATAACCGCCTGGACGATCGCATTGCCGCAGGTTCGAAGGTTTCCAAATCATCAAAAATTGGTGAAATCAGTTTTGGTTTTGCAGGTCAAAAATTAAGCGGTGGTGGTACAACCCAGCAATTATGGGGAGGGGCTGAATTTGGTTCAAACCGCTTAAAGCAATTTCCAGTGTGGTCAGGGCGTGAAGGTCGAGGGTCACGCGGTTGGTTTATCTACCCAACACTTCGAAGCGTTCAGCCTGAAATCGTTCGCCGTTGGGAAGATTCGTTTTCAAAAATAGTTAAGAGGTACGACTAATGGCAGGCAATCGCACCCTCAAACTTTCAATTCTGGGCGACGTTGACAATCTCAACAAATCGCTCAAAACCGCTTCAGGCGACGTTGATTCATTTGGCGATAAGGTCGGCAAGGCTGGCATAGCAATTGGCAAGGCATTTGCCGCAGCTGCTGCCGCTGCTGGGGCTGCTGCAATTGCAATTGGTATTGAAGGCGTAAAGGCTGCAATAGCCGACGAAAAGGCACAAACACAATTGGCACTCGCGTTGGAAAACGCAACAGGTGCAACCCAGGCACAGATTAAGGCAACCGAAGATTCGATTCTTCAAATGTCATTGGCAACGGGTGTTGCTGACGACGAATTGCGCCCAGCATTGGGTCGCTTGGTTCGGTCAACTGGCGACATCACAAAGGCGCAAGATTTACTTTCAACCGCCCTGGACGTTAGCGCAGCAACGGGCAAGCCAGTCGAAGCAATTGCGAATTCACTTGCTAAGGCGTACGACGGCAACACCGCTGCCCTGGGCAAATTAGGCGTTGGGTTATCTACCGCCGAATTGAAAACAATGTCATTTGAGCAGGTTCAAGGTCGTTTGACTGAATTGTTTGGTGGCGCAGCCGCAGCAAATGCCAACACCTATGCGGGACAGATCGCACGCGTTCAGGTTGCATTTGACGAAGCGAAAGAAACATTGGGCACGGCGTTGCTTCCGATCCTTGACCAATTATTGAAATTCATCAATCAAAACGCATTGCCAGCAATCCAGGCATTTTCAGCGGCGTTCAGCCTGACCGAAGGTGACGGGTTTGGCAAGGTAATCACTGACGTTGGCACAACATTGAAAAAAACATTCACACCAATCATTGAAGGCGTGAAGTCGGTCTTCAATAGCGTCAAAACCGCGGTTATGAATAGCAAGGACGAATTCAAAGCATTTTGGGACGTGGTCAAATTCATTGCGCCGTTGGTTGGCAAGGCAATTGGCGATTCATTAAAGGTCGTTGGCGACATTGCCGAATTGGTTATCACAATCATTGCCAAAGTTTTGGGCGCGATTAAACCATTGTTGAACACCGCTATTGACGGTATCAACGCAATAATCAAGGGTTACAACGCCGTTCAATGGGGCAAGGACGTGCCATACATTCCGAAGATCGGTGGCGGTTCAGGTTCGACGACCACCGGGGCATTGGGTAATTTTTCAATGTC